ACCCTGTAACTCATTGGGCCAACGAACCCAAAGGGGCTAATGATACAGAAGACTAAACCCTAAGAGAAATGAGTAAGCAGATACATAAGCACTGGAGAAAAGACCTAATTCAAAATAATTAACTTTGTAGCATGGCATACTCAGACAAAGAAAAGACCGATATAGTAAACGACATTTGCGACAGCGTATCAAACGGTATTGCAACACGTAACGCGATACTAAAAAACAAAATACCTTTTAAAACTTTTTATGAATGGATAGATGCTGACGGGATAAAAAGTAAACAATACACACGCGCGACTGAATTAAGGGCTGAACTAATGGCTGATGAACTAATGACAATCTCAGACAGCACAGCGGACGACATTATCATAGATGAAAGAGGAAACGAAATTATCAACCACAACGTAATACAGCGAGACAAGCTAAGGATTGATACGCGCAAGTGGTTAATGAGCAAGATGATGCCTAAGAAGTACGGAGAAAACAAGAGCGTAGACCTTACAACTTTAGGCGAGAAAATAACACAACCACCAATAACATGGGCGGCGCCAGAAAAAAACTAATTGCTAACTCTATTACCACAATATAAACCCCTATTCATTAACCCGCCCCCTAATCGCTACCACTTCATAACAGGCGGCAGGGGGTCGGCTAAGTCTTACCATGTTTCGCTACTGCTTTTAAACCTCACCTTTGAACCAGGTCATGTTATTCTGTTCACTCGTTGGACGATGGTCTCGGCTCACATCTCAATTATCCCTGAGTTCCTAGAGAAGATTGAACTACTTAATCTTAGCCACATGTTTAACATTACCTTAAACGAGATCATTCACAAAGAGACAGGCAGCAGGATAATATTCAAAGGGATAAAAACAAGCCAAGGAACAGCGACCGCGAACCTTAAATCTATCCAAGGGGTGACTACATTTGTTGTAGATGAAGGCGAGGAGTTCCATGATGAAGATACTTTTGATCGAATTGATTTATCCATCCGATCCGTAAACAACCCCAACCGCGTATTGATAATAATGAACCCTAGTAATAGGGAGCATATGTTATACAAAAAGTTCACCCCAGAACACCCGCGCGAAGATGTAACATACATTCACACTACCTACCTAGATAATATTAAGAACCTTAGCCAATCCTTCGTAGATCAAGCCGACAGAATTAAAGCTATCAACCTAGCGAGGTATGAGCACCTATTCTTAGGAGCGTGGACAGATAGCCAGGAGGGGATACTATGGAATCACGATATTATATCCTCCAACCGGGTAAACTTCGCACCGATCCTTGTACGCAAGATCGTAGCCATTGACCCCGCGATAAGTGCAACGGCTAAAAGTGACGAAACTGGAATAGTAGTTTTAGGCGTGTGCAGTAAAGGGGATGTGTATGTATTGGAGGATGTATCAGGAGTCTATTCTCCTAACGAGTGGGCGCAGGTTGCTAAAGATTGCGCGGTAGCTCATAACTGCGATTGTTATGTAGCCGAAAGCAATCAAGGGGGTGATATGGTATCGAGCAATTTAAAGAGCGTAGACCCACTACGAAGAGTTAAATTAGTGCGAGCCACAAGAGGGAAGCATACCAGGGCCGAACCCGTTTATGGGATGTACGAGCAAGGCCGTGTTAAGCACGTTGGTTACTTTAGTAAACTAGAGTCCCAAATGGTAAGCTGGAACCCTACCGATCAAACGAAAAGCCCCGATAGGGTAGACGCTTTAGTCTGGGGTGTGACTGATTTAATCCTATCCAATAACGCAATAGGCACAAGTAGCAGCGGAAACAAACCTCGACATGTTCCGAGAAGATTATAGGATATTCAATATATTTGTTTTACATTTGACAAACTAAACACAACACTATGAAAACTAAATTTACAATTAATAGACTCGTTTTTTTAAATACAGAAGGGCTAGAGGCCTGTTTTGCTGATTACGAGAAATACTATAAACATTATGGATGGTTGCTTAATAAAGAGAGGCAAGAGGTGTTTAAGATAATAGACAGACGAATAGATTTCTTGAAAGAGGGGGACATGATTGGTATCGAAGGGGTTGGATTAAGTTCAGTTCATTTTAAATTCTACAATGTAACAGAGGATATGATGGAGTACGCTATAGAACAAGACTAAGTACTCTAACTTTTTCACCAACATGCGACCCCGTCACCGATCAAACACAAGTAAACACTAGGAATTTATAACTCTAACTTTTTAAACATTATGGAATCAAGAAGAACAAGACTAAGCAAATAGATCACCACTTTAAGCGATGATGAGAAAGATAATATAATTCTCGAGTTAGTAGATTATGCGATTGATGCGGAATATGTTTGCTTTTGGGATGACACAATAGCACCTTATTACGATGGAGATGGGGAGCGTCTCGATGGGGTAGAGCGCACGGAGGAATAATAAAGAAATACTTAAGGGGTGGGCGTAATGTTTGGGGAAGCATTGCGCCCTTTTTTTTGTACTTTTGTCAGGCGTATTGGTTTAATCACTATTATGCGCGCGAAAATTAAACATTATGCAGAAGATCAAACTAGGCAATTTCCCTTTTAACGTTCCGCAAGTATGGCAAGACATAACCCCCACCAAGCTTAAGCAGTTAGAAGGAACGAAGTCAAACCAGATAAAGCAAAGAGTTCATATCTTATGCGAACTTCCAGATATAGAACTAAGCGCAGACATCTATCTAGCTATCTACGAAATGTTATCATTCATAGAAGAAGTGCCAGAGCTTGTGCCTAACCGCTTAGACCTACCTCCGTTGCTAGAATGGATTAGTTCAGACTGGACATTTGCGGAGTTCGAGGCGGCCAGAAAAATAGCAGCCAACCACTTAGGCGAGTTAGGCGTTACATTATATGCACTTGCTCAGATTAAAGGCTTAGAGCGAAACTATCTTGAGGCGGGATGCAAAGCCTTAGACGGGCTTAATCTGTTTATAGAACAGTGGGCGCAATTCGATTTAGACAGCGACAAGAATGAACCTACCGACCTAGAAGAGATGGCGGGCATAGATCGCCTTCAAGCTTTTGGAGTTTATCCGATTCTTGAAAGTGTAGGCGCTAAGTACGGAAAGTATCCTAGCGAGATAGAGACGCAGCCCGCGGGTTGGGTTATGCAAGAATACATTTACACGATTGAGCGCCAAAGATATACGGATAATTTGCGTAAATTGCAGCCAACTAAATAACTAGACTATGGAAATGGAAATTAAAAAACCAACTGGAGATTTTATACTAACCAATGCAGAAGGGACACAGACCGAAAATGGCGTATACTATCATTATAGCGAGGTGTGTAATCTATTAAAAAAATATGAAAAGAAATTATTTATAGATAGTAATGTAGAGCAAAGCGAAAAGTTAATTAACTTTTTGAAATGGGTAGGAGATGGTTATGACTTTGATAAAAACGCAGAAGCTATTGTAAAAGAATATTTAAACGAAGGCAATTAATAAGGGAATAACTTTAACTTAAAAACATGAGTACATTCACAACTATAAACAATGCCTTTGCCGCAATAGTTACAAGCGCCTACTCTGGCACTAAGCAAGTAATCGGAACACCTGACCAAGTTGCTAAGGTAGAACTAGCAGACGGGCAAGACCTATTCGCTATCTACGCTAACTATGCGTTACTACCTAATGAATTAACGGGTGCAGTAGAACAGACGGAAAACTTCGGCTTCTATGTCGGCAAACCTGACACGTTTCAAAGTACCTCAGTAGAGCAGAACACAATTATAGCCGCTTGCGATGTTATAGCCAACGCAATACTAGCCGCCTTCGATGCTGCCACACTTACCAACGGCTTAGGAATGGAGAACATTAAGAAGACACCCGTCTATAAGCGGAACGGGGAGACGAGTTCGGGGCTATGGGTTACGTCAACGATAAAAGCAATCGTACCATGTTAAAGCTTCAACTCGCATTTAGGGAGGGAGCAAACAAAACCATTGATAAGCTGCAATCCAACATAAGAGAAAAGGCTCCTACCCAATTTGGCCCTATGAATAATACAGGGGAAGCGGCCAACTCTCTGAATTATAGATGGGTTTCTGAGGATCGCATCCAAGTTTATAGCGATATGCCGGGGCAGTTTAATTACATAATGACTTTAGAAACTGGACGAGCTCCAGGAAAGCGACCACCAACCTCACCAATATTAGACTGGATAAAGTCGCGAGGTATTCAGCCCGCTGACATAACCCAAAAAAGCCTAGCCTTTTTAATCGCTCGTAAGATCGGTTTAGAAGGTTCTCTTGTTTTCAGGAAGGGAGGTAATACGGGCATAATTTCTGAGGTGCAAAGTGAACAGTGGATATTAGATAATTTTGTCAAGCCATTAGAGCTTGAATTAAATAGAGGCTTCACAGAGGTCTTAAGAGAAGTACTTAATTAAATAGAACTATGCCAACATTTCTTTATATCACAGATCCAGCAACAGGGCCAGCATACAAGGAGGATCAACTTCTTTACAGTATAGCTAATCAATACGCGATTGGATCAATAGCGGATAATGGTGGGAAGTTACAAGTAGACGTTGGCGCCACAGGAGCAGCCGAAGCCGATACAGCGGGAGTAGTTTATCTATCAATATTAGAAGGACTAGATAATTCAGACACTAGTGTGGTAAGTGTTCTATCCGTAACATCTACCGAGGTAACAGTTGATTTCAATTATTCTGCATCTATACCTTCATCTGGCAATATGCGCATTGTAGAACCGAGAGATTTCACAATCAAAACAGGGTACACGGGAATCACTGCGCAGCCGATTAAAACGGCATCAATAAACATGAGGCCAGATTTACAAGGCATTTATCGGATTAATGCAAAAAGTTCTGCCGTAAGTAGATTTGATTTTACGAGCGACCCTGACGACAATACCGTTTATGCGCACAATACCTTGGTTTCAGTTTACCCAGATTCAGTAGGAAGCAAGACCCCAGTCACCGCGTATAAGCACGTGGCGGGAACATTGGAAGCGGCCACAATCGCCTACCAAGGATGCAGGCAGTTAGTTTCTAGGATCGTCGTTAACAAGTACGAGATTGTATTAGAGAGTGCAGAAACCACCAATGCGGCCGTAAATTCAGATATAGATATATTAGGATACACAGGTAAGAATTACACTATAATATTCCAGACAAGCATAGCCGATGAGTTCACGACAATAACACCATCAAGCGGTGCATTTTTTACGCTAATAACGGAAGACTCAGGCCAGACTATTACAGGCGTAATATTTAACTCTTTAGTAAGTGGTAGATTTAATTTAGAATTTAGTTTTGACAACGGTCAAGACCCTGTAATTACTTATACTTTTGTGATTACCTCAATTCTAGCACTAAGCAATAAAGTATGTTGCGGTGGTGATATGTTATTATTCTGGCACCCAAATGGGGGATGGGTGTATTACGAATTTAACAGAGTTGCTGTAATAGATAATTCAGGTGGATCACCGACGTTCACGAAAAATAACAATGTAGTTAGGCCGGTATCGTATTCTAACCAGCAAGAGGTACTTAATCTAATTGCAGATGTTGAGGGTGAAACTATATTCGACTACCTAAATACAATCTTCTTCACGATGCAAGTTTATAGCGTAACAGGAACGACGTACACCCGTTACAATATCACAAGCGCACAGAAAGCCAGCAAGCGAACTAGGCCCTTTATAGCAACTTCTAATAGGTTCAGAATAACATTAGAAAAGGCTGAGATATTAACGCGGATAAACGAGGGTAAATGATCTACGCGATACTAGATGGCAAGTACAAGATAGACGGATTCGACCCCGTCCAAGTACTTAGTATAACATTTGCCGAGGCTGAATTTAGAAACATTGTAACGCGAGGGGGCACACTTAGCAATCAAGTTAAGCTTGCGAAGACAGGGAATAATCAGCGGACACTAGGGCTATTGGACGAGGTGAAAGCGAGAACCCTACAGGCTTATAAACTTTTTGAGGCTGATTTGTACATTGACAACCTTAAAGTGTTTAGCGGTAACATGACGATTTTGGAAAGTAACGACTATATCACGGTTCGTTTCTTTTCAAGTAGCGCGGGTTTCTTTAGCAGTATTAAAGGCAGGAAGTTAAACACAATAGATTTAAGCGCGTTTAATCATACTTGGACGGCTGCCAATGTAAACAGTAGACGACAAGCTACCACGGGAGTAGTTTACCCTAATATTAACTACGGAAGCTTTACGAGTATAGCAGTGGCAGACCAAGCGCACACGCGGTTCTTTCCTGCTGTTTACATAAATACGTTATTCGATGAGATAGCCACCGAGCTAGGATATACATACACGGCTTTAAACAATTTTACAACCGTTCTGCCATTCAGCTTAGATCAGTTTAGGAATCCTAATTTAAATGGACGGAGTACTAAAACAGCAGATCAAACTATATTAATAGCTAACACGAATGTGCAGGCTATTGATTTCGATTTAATTGATAGTGACCCTTTTAATCTCTATACAGTTGGTACAGTTAACGGAACAACAATAAGCAACGGGAAAGGATCATCTATTTTCTCAGGGGTTTTAAACTACGCGGCCAACGCGGCTAACGGTGCGGCCATGACCATTAATTTTTATGTAGCTGGGGTCGTAATTCAAACAATAATAGCGGTAAACCCGGGAGAGACGGGCAGCTTAAACTGGGAATTTACTTTAGATTTTACTAATTTTGCCGCCTATCCTGTACCTGTTTATATCGGTGTGATAGGTGGTAACGGAGATGAGATTGACATATTAGAAGATAGTACTTTTAATTTAGTTGAGGGGGCTGGATTATTGACAGATGGTTCGGTGATTTTGATTCAAGACACTTTACCTGACCTTAGTATTACGGAATTATTCAAGTATGTTGCGATAAAAGAGAACGCGATTATATCGGTAGACAATCAATCGAAGACAATTAAGTTTGAGCGGTTCGATGAAATCGTGAACCGATACCCTACCGCCAACGACTTTAGCAAGAAAGTAGCGGACGAGAACAACGTGAGAACAATATTTCACTTAGACGAATACGCTCAAGAAAATCATCTGGATTATAAAGTCCCCAGCGAAGACGACCCTACAAGCATTCCGACCGTACAAGGGCGCGGAACATTTACCATTGCCGATAATTCATTGGAGAATGAAAAGGTGTTATATGAGGCTCCTTTCTTTCGGTCCGGATTATTTACGGGGATTCAAACTAAGCCAGTGATGATAATCATCCCAAGGTATTCGACTACCGCTTTGGCCTACGACGATCCCAACCTATCGCCTGGGATTAGGGTATTAGATATTTCGATTAACTCCGATATACTAATTAACATATCAGCAGTTAGCACCGTAACACCTCAAGCGAACGTAACATTTTCAGACTTTGCAAAAGACGTAACAGATCACTACGGGACTTTTACAACAGCCTTAAACAACCTTAAAGTGATAGAGGTAGATTTAAACGTAACCGCGCAAGATATTAGCGAGGTATCATTTAACCGACCGATATTTCTCTTAGATTCCTACTGGTACGTTATCAAGATAAAGCAATTCGAGGTTAACCGAGCAAGCCCGACTACATTCAGACTATTAAGATTATTTTAAAAGATCATGGCGGAACAAGTAATTTTAGATATTAGCATTCCTCTAACCGACGTACAAAAAGCGGAGCAGGAAATAGGCAAGATGCGCGGGGAAGTTGACAAGCTTAAGACAGCGAACAAGGAACTCGAAAAAACCTCAGTAGCTTATACAAAGAATGCGGTAGAAGTAAAGAGATTAAGCGGAGAGATTCGCACTAATGAAAGGGTTTTAGTCTCTAACACGAAAGCGCAACTAGCTAACGAGGGAAGCGTAGATCAACTACGCGCGCAGCTATCGAAGACGTCTATACAGTGGGCAAAACTATCCAAGGATGAGCGCGAAAACAGCGAGGTTGGCAAGAAACTAACCGCGCAAAAGAAAAGCGAAACCGACCAACTCAAATCCCTAGAAAAGCAAACAGGAGACAACCGAAGAAATGTAGGTAATTATTCTGAGGGGATGAAGGAGGCATTAAAGTCTAGCGGACTATTCGCAAGAGAGCAGCAGGCACTAGCTATGGTTCAAAAAGTGGTAACCACAACCACGGGCGGAGTGACTACAGGGTTTAAACTCCTTCGGCTTGCTTTCTTTGCTCTAGGTATTGGTGCTTTTGTGGCATTAATTGGAACATTAGTATCGGCATTCCTAAGCACTCAGCGCGGGGTAGATGCGCTAAACTCAGTAATCAAGCCATTGCAGTTTGCTTTCCAGAGAATTGTGGGAGTGTTCCAAAAAGTAGCGACAGCCTTAGCTGATTTAGATTTTCGCAAGGCATGGAACGAGTTAAAGTTATTTGGCAGCGAAGTCAAGGCGGGAGTTAAAGATGGCCAAGATTTCGCAAAAAGTCAAATTGCAATTAAAGATGCTCAACTAGCACTTGCTACCGTCCAAGGTGAATTAAACCGCAAGATTCAAGAGCAGAAAAGCATTGTTCAGGACGTTCTTAAAACCGACCAAGAGCGGACTAAGGCAGGAAAAGAAGCTATTGATGCGCTAAATCAAAGAACAGATTTAGAGGCCAATATTCTTAAGGAGCAACTTAAACAGGCCCAGTTAGCAGTTAATCAGAATGACACAGATCGAGATGCTAAGATAGAACTAGCTCAGTTAACTAGCGATCTTGCACAGTTAGAGGCTGACCGATTAAGTGCAAGCCTAGAGATACGGAATCAATTAAACGGAATCGAAAAGAGTTCAATCGAAAAAAGCAAATCCTTAGCCCTTGAATTATCGAAAGCACAGATTGAGCAAGCACAAATTACTAGCGATGAGATAATAAGAATCTCGGAAGAGGAATCAGATAAGCGGGTATTAATCGAAATGCAAAGGAGCAGGCGTGTTAATGATCAAGCACTATTAGCTCTCAAGCAAAGTCTAATTAACGAGGAAATAACGCGGGATGAATACGATTTGAAGCTTTTAGAACGCGAGCAAAACTTATTAAACTCACTTAGAGCAGCAAGAGTAATCGCGGGACTAGATACTACCGAGTTAGACAATCAATTAGCAGATATGCAAATTGCTAACATTGAGCGCGTAAAATCTGCAAATCAGCAAGCATCAGCAGCTACGGTGGCAATCAAAGGGGATGCGTTAGATAGCGAATTAGGAATAGCAAAACAAGGGGTAAACATCGCTAAGCAAGCAGCGGGAGACAATGCCGAAGCGCAGAAACTCGCAGGATTGGCGGCTATCGGAATTAATCTTGCCGAGACGATAACCAAGGCATCAACTTTAGGTCCAGCGGGTATTGCTTTCGCGGTTTTATCTAGTGCAATTGCGGCTGTTCAAACCGCTAAGATCAAGTCCACAAATACAAACTTCGCGGACGGTGTGATAGGATTAAACGGACCGGGAACATCCACAAGCGACAGTATCAGCGCGAACTTATCAAGAGGCGAATCAGTAATAACCGCGAAGGCGACAACGGCTTACGCTCCAGTTCTTGCGCAAATGGAGCAAGCGGTAGGTAATAAGCCGAATTTTCAAATGGGCCACAAGCGGAACTTTGCCAACGGGATTATATCAGCGGGAACAAACCCAGCGATAAGCAGCACAAGAGCAGAGAGCGCAAACCTAAGCCGTGCAAGTCAAGAATTTAGCCGTCAGAAAATATATGTATCAATTGAGGAGTTCGAGGATAAGCAGCGGGACTTCACCGAGGCTAAACAGTATGCTAATATTGTTGAGTAGTGTTT